TACTCAAAGGGGAGTTGTGGTTTGCTGCTGCCGATTTTTTAAATAATTTAACGAAGGGACAATCGGTTGAAAAGGCTTTCAATAAAGCTAAAGAGACAGCATTGTGGGGGATGAAAGATTTAGACGCGGATGAAAAAGCGCTTATTAAACATGCTACTGAACAAGGTGCTTCGGAAGAAGAGATTGGGGCTTTAAGAAACTATTTAAACTATATGAAAAAATATAAGACTTATGAGGCTGCTAATAAAATGCTTCATTACGCTAAAGAAAATTTAGGACAAGGAACAGGATCCCCTGAAGATATTGGTACGACTTGGGAAGATGTAACTAGCGCCCGAGAAAATTTTAAATTAAGAGAAGGGGAATTAGAAAATTTATATAATATTTATGCAGAAGGCACATCAGATATGCAGTTGGGTAAAAATATGCTTACGAAGTATATAGACTCTTTAGCCGCTGAAGAATGGAATAAAACAGCGGGTACTATAATTGATCGAGGAGCAAGACCTAATCAAGGAGAAGGACTTATTTGGGGTGGTGTTGGAGCTTTGACTAGAGATATTGGTGCTCTTGCAACAGGTCAGATGCCAACTAACTTTTGGGATTATATTGTTCCTGCTCAAATAGATCCATGGACTAAAGACGAAAAACAAATACGTCTTATGGAACGTCCTGTAGTAGGTACAAACTATCCTGAATATGACCTAGCTAGAGAAGATATGAACCTTGATTTTGACTATGCACTTCAAGCTGAAGGCGGAATAGTAGGCCTATTAAAAAAATGAAAAACCCAACCCTAGTTAAAAATATGAAGCATGTTAAATGGAGTCAGATTCCTCCTTTAAGAGGGCCGAATCCACAAGGGTTGCGAAAAGAAGTTAAACAAGATACAAAGAAACCGGAGAAGTTAAATGGCAGACAATCGAATAGATAAATCTCTCCCAAATACGCTTGTTGATGAGAAGCTTCCTGGAGAAGAAGTTATCGAAGAAGTTGATATTGCGGAGGAGTTAGGAAAAAAACCAATTGAAGTGACGCCTGAAGAAGACGGCGGAGCAACAGTTGATTTTGATCCACAAGCTAATCCTAGACTTCCAGGAACCGAAGAACATTTTGATAATCTCGGTGATCTTTTACCTAATGAAATTTTAGACCCAGTCGGTAATAAACTGACGGGGGATTATATGGACTATAAAATGTCCAGAAAAGATTGGGAGCAAGCTTATATTACCGGTATAGATCTTTTAGGATTTAAATATACGAATCGAACTCAACCCTTTCAAGGCGCGAGCGGTGCAACTCACCCCGTTCTTGCAGAAGCGGTTACACAATTTCAAGCACAAGCTTATAAAGAATTATTACCCTCTGATGGACCGGTAAGATCTCAAATTATTGGAGCTTCGACTCCTCAAAGACAACAACAAGCCGATCGTGTTAAAGACTTTATGAATTATCAAATTCTGGATGTCATGAAAGAATATGAACCTGAATTTGATTCGATGCTGTTTCATTTACCATTAGCAGGATCGACTTTCAAAAAAGTTTATTACGATGAACTTTTAGAACGAGCGGTTTCAAAATTTGTTCCAGCGGATGATCTTGTGGTTCCTTATACCGCAAATTCACTCGATGATGCAGAAGCTGTGGTGCATGTAGTAAAAATGTCAGAAAATGATTTAAGAAAACAACAAATAATAGGATTTTATAGTGACATTGAACTCGCAGCACCCAGTTATCCACCAGATGACAGATTAAAAGATGCAGAACGAAAATTAGAAGGCACTCAACGTACTGCACGAAACGAACAACTTTATACACTCTTAGAGTGTCATGTTAATTTAGATTTAGAAGGATTTGAAGATTTACATCCTGAAACGGGTGACCCGACAGGAGTAAAATTACCATACGTCGTAACAATTGAATATGGTAGTCAAAAGGTTCTTTCAATAAGAAGGAACTTCGCGCCCAATGATCCATTGAAGAAGAAAATCCAATACTTTGTCCACTTCAAATTTCTGCCAGGACTTGGATTTTACGGATTTGGACTCATTCACATGATTGGCGGTTTGAGCAGAACTGCAACGGCTGCTCTCCGCCAATTATTAGACGCAGGAACATTATCCAATTTACCAGCTGGATTTAAACAAAGAGGTGTGCGTGTTAAAGATGATGCACAACCCATTCAGCCAGGAGAGTGGAGAGATGTTGATGCACCGGGTGGAAATTTAAAAGATTCATTTTTTAATTTACCTTACAAAGAACCTTCACAAACGCTTTTACAATTAATGGGAACCGTTGTAGCGGCGGGTCAAAGATTCGCGGCTATTGCAGATATGCAAGTGGGCGAAGGAAATCAAAATGCGGCTGTGGGAACAACAATCGCTTTACTTGAAAGAGGTTCTCGAGTCATGAGTGCAATTCACAAAAGACTTTACGTAGGAATGAAACAAGAATTTAAACTTTTAGCAAAAGTGTTTTCAACTTTTTTACCTCCCGAGTACCCTTACGATGTGGTGGGAGCTGCAAAAAATATTAAACAAACCGACTTTGATGACCGAATTGATGTTTTACCGGTAGCGGATCCAAATATCTTTTCTATGTCTCAACGAATTACAATGGCACAAACAGAATTACAACTTGCGATGTCGAATCCTCAAATGCATAATTTATATGTAGCGTATCGCAAGATGTATGAAGCAATCGGGGTCAAAAACATTGATCAGGTATTACCTCCACCGCCGCCTCCTTTACCAAAGGATCCGGCTTTGGAAAATATTGATGCTTTGGCACAAAAACCGTTCCAAGCATTCCCTGGTCAAGACCACCGAGCGCATATTACATCGCATTTAAATTTCATGGCAACAAACATGGTGAGAAATAATCCACCCGTTATGGCTGCCTTACAGAAGAACTGTTTAGAGCACATTTCACTCATGGCTCAGGAACAAATTCAACTTGAATTTAGAGAAGAAATGCAAATGTTGCCACAAATGCAACAACAGGCCGTACAAAATCCACAAATTCAGCAACAAATGCAACAAATTTCTCAAAAAATTGAAGCGAGAAAGGCAATTTTGATTGCAGAAATGACGGAAGAATTTATGAAGGAAGAAAAGAACATTACTTCCCAATTTGACCATGATCCATTATTAAAACTTAAATCAAGAGAAGTGGACTTGAAAGCAATGGAAAATGTGCGTAAAGAAGAAGAAACAAAGGCAAGAATTGAGCTGGATAAAGCTAAATTAGTTCAAAATAAAGATTTGACTGAAGATAAGCTTGAACAGAATGAAGATTTAGCTCACTTAAGAGCTGATACGGCGATTGCAAAATCAATTATGTCCGCTGAAACTAAACTAACATCTGACCGTATGAAACGTAAGGATGTAAAGACCTTGAAAGGTCCGAGAAGGTAGTATACAACAACTAAGGAGAAACTATGACTAAAATAGAAAAATCAAGCAAAGACAAAGTTGGTAGAAAAGGAAATGTTTCCTTAAATAGTTCCGACAATGTTGCTGTGCCTCCTCAAAATTTGCATATAGATCCAAAAGGTCTGTCAAGTTTTAGAGGAAAAGGCGTTTATATTGCCCAAGGTGATAAAAACGAAATTAAAGGCACAAGAAGAATGCTTAAATCTAAAGATAAGACTGTAACCTGGTTCTAACATGGCTTGGTTTGGATTAGCGAAGATGGCTCTGCAAGCAGGAGCTAAAGTCTACGCAAATAAACAGCGAACTAAGATGGCTATGTCCGATGCACAATTGATGCATGCGGAACGACAAGCTCGTGGTGAGGAATCTTACCAGGGCAAACTTTTAGAAGCCCGACAGAACGATTATAAGGACGAATTCGTCCTCGTGATAATTTCCGCCCCGATAATTGTGCTCGCTTGGGGGGTCTTCAGTGAGGATCCGGTAATGATGCAGAAGATTGAGCTTTTCTTTCATCATTTTGGCTCACTGCCAATATGGTTTCAAACTTTGTGGATTACCGTGGTAGCGAGCATTTTTGGAATAAAGGGTACACAGGTGTTTAGAAATGGTGGACCTAAGAAGAAATAGTATTGCTTTTTATGGATAATTATACTAACAATCAGACAAGGAGACAAACATGAGAAACGATTTCGGAACAAGACCTTATAAATCCAGATTCCCTTATAAAGCTGGTTCTAAAAAAACTGGTAGTAAGAAACAAGGCTACAAAGCTAGAGAAGATGAATCTTTAGGAATGCGTACTGGAAAAGAATCCACTAAGAAACAATCTATGAAAGAT